AGGATGGTGATTATGTGGCAAAGAAAGCAGGCCGGAAGGGAAAATATGAATATTGGATCAGCCCTGACGGTTTGCTGCTTATCGAAGGCTGGGCGCGTGACGGGCTGAGCAAAGAGCAGATCGCAAGGAACATCGGTTGCTCTCGTGATACTTTGAATGAATGGGAGAAAAAGTTTCCCGACATTTCCGACGCCTTAAAAAAGGGCAGAGAGGTTGTTGTCCGCGAAGTCGAGAACGCTCTGATCAAGCGAGCCAAGGGTTATGACGTCGAAGAAACAACCGAAGAGCTGAGATTCAATCGAGGCACAGGACAAAGCGAGCTTGTAGTTACAAAGCGGATTAAGAAGCATGTCGCACCGGATACGGGTGCGGCTGCGTTCGTGCTGAAGAACTATGCTCCGGATAAGTGGCGAGATCGGAAAGATGTCGCAATCTCCAGTCAGCTCGATTCGGAAAAATCAAAACTTGATGATATGATCGCTCAGCTGCGGAGTACAAAATGAGCACGGAACACCTTGTATTGTCAGATAAATTCAAAGCATTCCTGAAATGCGACGCGCCCACTGAATTTCTGGAAGGAACGACGGCAGCGGGCAAGACCACTGTCGGGTTGTTCAAATTTGTCCTGAAGGTCGCAGAGAGCCCGAAGAAGCTGCATATCCTTGCCGCGAAGGATGTAGGTACTGCCGAGAAGAACATCATCAACAAGGACCTCGGGATCCTTGACGACTTCGGGGCGCTTACAGAGTACAACGGCAACGGGACCAAGCAGGACAGGATGGCGCATATCATGCTCCACGCATCAAACGGGGACAAGATCATCTATGTCATGGGTTATGACAATAAAGCCCAATGGAAGCGTGCCCTCGGCGGCCAGTACGGGTGCCTGTACATAGATGAGATCAATACAGCCGACATGGAATTTGTTCGAGAGGCTGCTATGCGTTGCGATTACCTGATGGCAACGCTGAATCCGGACGATCCGTCACTGCCGATCTACAGCGAGTACATCAACCATTCGCGCCCTCTCCCCGAATGGGAGGGGGACACACCGAGGGAAATACTCTCGGAACTGAAAGAAGAACCAAACCCCGGATGGGTGCATTGGTTCTTTTCTTTTGCAGACAATGCAGCCCTCTCCCAAGAGAAGCTCGACCGGATCATGCAGAACACACCGAAAGGCACAAAGATCTGGAAGAACAAGATACAGGGTTTGCGAGGCAAAGCGACAGGGCTTGTATTCAGCAATTTCGATTACAAGATTCATGTCAAGCCTAAGCAATGGGCAAAGCGCTTCCTTCGGGATACGGACGAATACAACGATTCGGACAGGGCAGAGTGGTTCACGACATTTACGGGAGCCCTGGACACGTCGTACTCCACAAAGTCAGCCGATACGATCGCGGCGACGTTCTACGGCATAACGAACAAGGGTCGGTGCATTTGCCTTGCAGAGGACGTCTACAACAACGCTGACATGTCAAGGCCGTTTGCTCCGTCAGATACGGTGAAGCGCTTCGTGCTGTTCCTGGAGCTCTGCCGGCGGGATTGGGACCTGTCGCGCACAGTCTTCATCGATTCTGCTGACCAGGCGACAATCACCGAGGCGGAGAAGTACAAGCGTGAGACGGGATGCATTTACGAATTCACGCCGAGCTACAAGAAACTGCCAATCATCGACAGGATCAACCTGCAGCTCGGATGGTTCGCTCAGAAGATCGGAGCGGATCCGGTTTACTGCATCATAGATACCTGCACGAACTACATCCATGAGCTGGATACGTACTCATGGGACGAGGAGAAACCGAACACACCCGAAGACGGGCATGACCACTGCGTGAACTCGAGTCAGTACGCATGGCTCCCGTACAAAGGCATCATAGGAATGGATAGAAAATGAGCTGGTGGACGAGAATGAATAACGCAATCCGGGCGGGTATCCGCTCATATCTGCAGATACAGGAAGCGAATCCGAGGGGCATCACGATCAAGGAGCTCCTCGACTATGAGGGGAACGCGATCAAGAACAGAATATGGTACAGGGGCGACAGCTACGAGCTGAGCCAGCTCTATGAGCAGATAAGCTCCGGTGCGGACTCCATGAAGTTCTGGGCTGCCAAGGCATCCCCGGGGCAGGAGATCAGGAAGATACACACAGGTGTCCCTGCCCTGATCGTGGATACCCTTGCAAGCCTGTCCATTGCGGACATGGACATAGCCATCGAGGGGGACCAGACAGCGGAGGAGCTCTTTGAGGAAATGTCCGACGACAACGACCTCACGAAGGAGATACTCACGGCCGTAAAGGAATCCCTGTACATAGGGGACGGAGCTTTCAAGATCACGTTCGATACGGACATATCGGAATACCCGATTGTCGAATTCTATCCCGGCGACCGCATAGAACTGGACATCCGCAGGAAGCGCATCCGGGAAGTGATCTTCAAGACAGAATTTGACGGAGCCTATACCGGTTACGTCCTGAAGGAGCATTACGGATTCGGATATATCCGGAACGAACTGACCTACATGGGAAGGGCCGCCGATCCCTCAGCAGTAAAAGAGGTGATGGAGATCGGCCCGGGATGGGAGTTCGGATCACCGGATGACAAGTATATGCTTGCTGTCCCCGTGAAGTTCTTCAGCTCCGCGAAATGGAAGGGGCGCGGTCAGTCCATCATCGACAAGAAGACGGACGCATTCGACGCGCTGGATGAGGCGTGGTCACAGTGGATGGATGCCCTGCGTGCGGGGCGCACAAAGACCTATATCCCGTCGAAGCTCGTCCCGAGGAATCCGGAGACGGGCGGGATCCTGATGCCGAACGCATTTGACATGCGCTATGTACAGGTCGAGTCAGACATGCGTGAAGGTGTCGAGAACAAGATCGTCAATGCGGAGCATCCGATTCCGCATGATTCGTATCTCGCAACATACGTCACCGCATTGGACCTGTGCCTTCAGGGGCTTATATCACCCTCTACGCTCGGTATCGACATGAAGAAGCTGGACAATGCCGAAGCCCAGAGGGAGAAGGAGAAAGCAACACTTTACAGCCGGAACGCCATCATTGACGCCCTGCAGAAGGATGTCCCGAAGCTTGTGGAAACGATGCTCAAGGCCTATGCGGAGTTCTATCAGCTCCCTGCGAAGGATTACGAGGTCACTGTAGAATTTGGTGATTACGCGAATCCTTCCTTCGAGTCTCAGGTGGAGACGATCGGCAAGGCTAAGACGAACGGCATCATGTCGATCGAGGCAGCGGTCGACGAGCTCTACGGTGATGACAAGGACGATGAGTGGAAAGCCGAGGAAGTTGCCCGCCTGAAAGAAGAGCAGGGGCTGGCGGAAATGGAAGAGCCCGCCGTCAATATGGAACTCGGCGGCTTCTCAGTGGACATGGAGGATGAAAATGCAGGTGAAGGTAATGCAGCGGGTGTACCGGACGCCCAGGGACAAGTATCAGGGGCTCCTGAAGATAGCGAGTGAGCAGGTTCCATTCGGCATATACGCCATCGAAAAGGGTGATTATGCAGAACTGCACAACGACCGCCTAAAAAGTATTACGGAGCTGAAAGATCTCAGAAGGAAGTTCAAGCGAGCCGGATACAAGGTATACGCAAACGGACTTTGAATAGCATTGGACAGAAAGCGGAGGATAGGAAATGGCCGGTAAGGATTATGATGTTGCAGCGGCCTTTCGAGCCATCGAGTACGAGCTCATCAATTCATTCTTCCGAAATATGAAAAAGCATAAGGTCGACGAGGTCAAAGAGCAAAAACAATGGGAGATGTGGCAGGTGAAGCAGCTCCAGGAGCTGGACCTCTACAAGAAGCGGAATGCCAAGAAATACGGCACGAAATTCACCAACATCAATAAGATCATCGCTGAGATGATTCGCCTCGCAAATGAAGAAGGGCAGATGGATCAAGAAGCAGAGATCCTCAGCGCGATGGAGAAGGGCTTGAGGCCACAGAGGGCACCCGAACAGATGACTGCGCAGTTCTTCCGGACGAATAACCGAAAGCTGGACACGCTGATCAATGCGACGGTCAGCGATATGGAGAGGGCGGAGGTCGCAGTCCTCCGCAAGGCGGACGACGTTTACCGGAAGACGATATTCAACGCGATGGTGTACGCGAACACGGGCGCCGGCACGTATGAGAAGGCCGTCGACATGGCAACGAAGGACTTCATGAAGGCAGGCCTCACCTGTGTCGAATACAAGAACGGATCGAAGCACACCATATCTGATTATGCCGACATGGCAGTCAGGACAGCAAACAAACGCGCATACCTGCAGGGAGAAGGCACGAAGCGCCAGGAGTGGGGCGTCCACACCGTGATCGTGAACAAGCGCCTGAGGGCGTGCCCGCATTGCATGCCGTTTGCAGGCAAAGTCTTCATTGACGATGTCTGGGGCGGTGGTACGGCAGCGGACGGTGATTACCCTCTCCTTTCCGAGGCAGTGGCAGCGGGCCTCTATCATCCGAGGTGCAAGGACTCGCATACAGCCTATTTCCCAGGCATATCCGACAGACCGAAGAAATACACCAAGGCAGAGGTAAAAGAGGCTGAGAAGGCCGAGGAGCAGGAGAGAAAGGCCGATTATGCGGAGAGGCAGGCGGAGAGCTACCAGAGGGTGGCGAATACGAGGCTAGATCCGGAAAATAAGAGGGCGGAGCAGGCAAGAGCTGATAAATGGAAAAAATAAATGCATCCTGGTAAGTACCGGAGCAATTTTGAAAGGAGGAAACAATGAAAATCAAGGTAACACGCAGTTTCATCGATCGCGCAAATAACATGGTAACGAGGAAACCGGGAGAGATCTATGAAGCTCCGGATGAGAGAGGGAACTTCCTGCTCCAGCTCGGACTGGCAGAGAAGATGGAGGAACCCGAACCGGAACCTGAACCGGAAACCGAACCGGTAGCGGAACCCGTAAAGAGCGACGCCGTAGAAGCCCCTGAGAAGGCTCCGGAGGCCGCAGACGGGGAAATATCTGAACCGGCACAGAAAGCAGCTAAGAAGGTAAAGAAGACGGCAAAATAAGCCGTCTTTTTTCATGGCGGCGACACCGCCTCACCAACGGAATATACAGGGCGACACCCTTAAAACGGAATAGGAGGACATATGAAAAACAGACTTATCCATGCAAGATTCAAGATCCCGATGAATATTCAGCTCTTCGCTGAAAACGGCGGCAGTGACGGAAATGACAACGGCGGTAA